ACAAATACCAAGACGACAGACTTTGGAAACCAGAGTTAGATAAAACTGGTAACGGCTATGCTGTTATTCGTTTCTTACCTGCTTCTAAAGATGAAGAAATGCCTTGGCAAAGAGTTTGGTCACACGCTTTCCAAGACAAAGGCGGCTGGTATATTGAGAACTCATTAACAACTTTAAATCAAAAAGATCCTGTTAGTGAAGAAAATACTAGATTGTGGAATACAGGCGTTGATAGTGATAAAGAAATCGCTAGAAAAAGAAAAAGAAAATTATCATACTACTCTAACATTTTAGTAGTATCTGATCCTAAACATCCAGAAAACGAAGGTAAAGTTTTCTTATTTAAATTCGGTAAAAAGATATTTGATAAGATTGCTGAAACAATGAACCCAGCGTTTGAAGATGAAAAACCAATTAACCCATTTGATTTTTGGAAAGGTGCTAACTTTAAACTGAAAATCAGAAAAGTTGATGGTTATTGGAACTATGATAAATCCGAGTTTGAGGGTGTTTCTGCCGTTGCTGATAGTGATGATAAAATCAAGTCAGTATGGGAAAAACAATATGCTCTAAAACCTTTCGTTGATCCTAGTAATTTTAAAACCTATGACGAACTTAAAGAGAAACTGAATAGGGTAATTTCAGGAACACGAAACACTGAAACTGTTGAACAAACGGACCTCCCACCAAAGACCAACGGTTCAGTAAAAAGTCAGGAAGTCAAATCTTCACCGACAAGTGATGATGACGAAGATGATACTTTGTCATACTTTAGTAAATTGGCGGAAGAAGATTAATCTTTCTCTCTCGCTTTCTAACTTTAAAGGGTGCCTAGTAATAGGCGCCCTTTTTTTATAAGTGTCTATTTAAATTAAGGAAGGTATCATCATTACTCTTAGCGGCATTAGCAGCTACGACTTGTTGTGTAGATGATGAGGCTACGTTTTGAGGTGCGGTTACATTATTGATTACGACTGGTTGACCACCTGTTTGATCAGCAGGTAATGTTAAATCTTTTTTAACAGCTGTTGACTTAATTTTACTTTCGCTTTTCATATCAAATTCTACATCATTTTTAATTATCTGTTTTTGAAATTCTTTTAGTGGTGCATCACCCAATATCTTGTTCTTTTCATTTTCTAAAGCAACAATAGCAGCTACTCTTTCATCTTTACCCATTTTTTTGTATTCAGGAGATTCCATTAAATCAACAATCTTTTCATCATATTCTCTAAGAATTTTATTTCTTTCTTTAATTTTTCCTTTTTCTTCATCACCTATTGATTTTACAGTTTCTTCACCGCCGGTAACTGTTTCTGTAGTTGTAACTTGTTTATTAGATTTTATTTTTTTTTCTACAAATTCTTTTTTAGCAGCCAGTTTTTCTTCTTCTTCTTTTTTAATTAATTCTTCTAATTCTTTTTCTTTTGCTACTAATTCAGGATATAATTCTGCTTTTGCTTTTTTATAGCCTTCTCTGCCACCACCATATTTTTCTTTAGCCAACTGCCTAATTTTATTTCCAGATTCACTATCACCATAGATTTTTTCTTTTCTTAATGCTTCTGTTTCTTCTCTAACTCTATTTTTCTTCACAGTGGTTGTTTCTTCGCCTTTCATATATGCGTCCGTTTCTTTATCTTGCATATATGCTTCAAATTTTGTGTCACCAAATGCGTCTTTTTCTTCGTCTGTAGCAGCAATTACTTTAGCAGGTTTTTTTTCATAACCTCCAAATGCTTCTTTTTGTTCTTTAGATAATACTTTAGGTTTTTTCTTTTTACCTCTCCTATCACCATAAGTCATATCATCATCAAACATAGCAGCCTCACCTGCCATATCACCAGCACTACCTTTTTTAGGTTCTTTTTCTTTATCACCACCAAATATCTTTTTACCTAACCAAGAATTTTTAAACCAGTTAGTTAATGCGTCAAAACCTTTTTTAAGTAACATTAATCCACCTACTACAAGACCTATGACAAGAGCAAATTTAAGTAATGGTACAAGTAAGGGTAATAAAGGTGCTACAATAGCAGCCAACATAGTAATACCTGTCAATATAATTCTCTTTCCAAATGTTGCTAAAGAAGCTATCACTGGAAGTATTGCTTTTTTAAGGCTGCCAAACAATTTTCCAAAATCGTCTGCCATAATTTTAAAATTTTTATTAAAAGATTCAGGTAAAAACTTACTTACAAATTTACCTGTTTTTATTAAACCATCTGAAAATAAAGTGATTGTTTTTTGAAATTGTCTAGCAATATCTATTATAGGTCCTAAAGCTGTTACTAAAAAGTCTGGTGCTTTATCTTGTAATGCTCTCTCAAAATTATCAATTGCGCCACCTATTTGTTGGTCAAAACGACCACCTTTTCCAGAATATAATTTCTTTTCTTCTTCTATTCTTCTTTGTTCTTCTAATATTGATTGTCTTCTAGTTGCTAAATTTAAACCTTCTTCTTTGGTGTTTTTATCTGTTCTTTTTTGAAATTTTCTATAATCTTCTAAAAATTTTTGTTCTTTTTCTTTAGCAGCACGTTCTCTTAAAAGTATAGTTGCCCTCTTATCAAGTAATTCTTTGTCTGTTAATAATATTGCTTTATATTCTTTTTGATTATTTTTAATATTAGGTATAAATCTTGCTTCAGCAACAATGTTTTTTTCTCTTAATTTTTCAACTTCTTCTAAAGCTTTTGATCTACTTTTTTCTACTGCTTCTAAAGCTTCACTTGTTTTTTTAAAATCATCTCCTAAATCAGATATTTGAACATCAAATTTTTTTAAAATATTTTGAAGTTCAACATATGCTTTTTCTACTCTAGGACCTGTTCCTTTTACCAGTTGATTTTGAAATCTCTCGGCTGCTTCAGCAAGTGGTTTTGTAACATCAGGTACCACAGCTTTCATTACGCCAGCAAATCTGCTAGCCATTTCATTTGTTAATGAACTTGCTATTTCTGAAACTTGTCCTTTTAATTGGTCTGCCATTACTTACCTATTTTTTTACTAGATCCTGTATATAATCCAAACCAGGCTGCCCCAGCTCCTACTACGATTGAAATTAAACCAGATTGTTCCATTGTTGGATTAGGTAAATTCATATACCATATTACACACTTATATAATAAGATGATATATGTTGTAATAAACACACGTGGAAATATTCTCCAACTATCAACTGCTCTTGCTAAATGTATTAAATTAGCATATGGATTTACACCCAAGTCTTTAATAGAAGTATCTACTTCTAAATCAACTCTTACTTTTTGTTTAGGTTCTGCTACCCTAATATCTTCTTTTTTTTCTATATTATCAGCCATTGTACTTTTGCCTCTCTGCTTCCTGTGATCTTCTTTCGTTTTCTTCTTTGATATATTGAGTAAGTAAATTAACGTAAATATCACGTTCCCACGGCATTAAAGATTCAATCTCACTCAATGAATATTTATGATGTTGCATCAGAGCAAAATTAGTTTCAAAATAAGCCTCTAGGCTGTTATGGGAGAGGCAGATCCGAAAAAATCTTGTATTCCTGATAATGTTACCTTACTTTTCACTTTAGTAATAGGGTTTTCTACTTCAATCTCGTGTGTAAGTTTAGGCATTGTTTCAAAAAATAGTTTAAGTTTATCAAAGTTTTTTTGTGATAAATTTTCTAAAAACTCGGTTAATTCTTCAGTTGTACTATCTTTAGCAGGATAAACTTTCTCTCCCTCGAAGATATGATCTATACAACTTACAAGAACTGAAAATATAGTTTTTGTATTTGCTTGGATTTCTTCGCCAGCAGCTAGAGGAACGCTATCAATAGTAGGATATGTAAATACAATACCTGTGTTTTTTTGTTCATCAACAATTATTTTATTAGTATGTTTATCGTCCACTTGAACTTCAACTTTACTTAAATCAATAACTGTATCAGCATAAGTTTGGTTGTCATCTGGACATAAAATTTTTAATGTAGCAATTTCACCTACTGATCTTGCTCTTATTTGTAAAAACAAATATTCTAAATCAAATATAGGTAATTTTCTTGCTTCAATTTTATTAAATGTACAAGCCTTAACTATATCAGTAATTGCCTGTACTAACTCTTTTTGACCGCCTGTTTCGACAGCCATTAAAAGTATCTTTTCTTCTTTTACTAGAAACGGTCTATATTTGACTTGTATATCTTGTGATGGTAAAGTCAATTCATAAGTAGGCGTTTCGATTTTTGGTAAAGCCATAATATTATCTCCTTAATTTTTATATATTTAGTGGTGGTATTTTGAATGGTGGGAATACT